ATGGTTGACCAAACCCCTACCGCATTTGCGGGTTACTCGCAAGAAATAGCGGACCTTTTGAGAATGGATGATGGGCCGCTCGACACGCCGTTAAAGGTTACATTTTTCTCTGATCGCCGGGCCATGCGCCACGGGGAGAAAACCCTAACCCTGCGCGACCTGGCGGACCGAGTTAGGGCCACCACGGCCAAAGACAAAGACTCAATGCGCCACATTAAGCTGGGCAAGTTCTCAGGTGAGACGACCGCCAAGGGCTCATTTCGCCACAACGCTGCCTACGTGGGTGTCACCGGGATCGAAGGCGATTATGATGTCGGAAAGATGACCGTTGGGCAGGCCGTCAAGGCGCTCGCCAAAGCGGGCATAGCTGGCTTGATCTATACCACGCCGTCACATCTCCAGGAGGGCAAGGGTTCACGCTGGCGCGTCCTCTGCCCCCTTTCCAGCGAAACGACCCCTGATCAACGCGACTCCCTTGTTGCACGGCTTAACGGCGCATTGGGCGGCGTCTTGAGTGGCGAGTCCTTCACCCGGTCACAATCTTACGCTTTCGGCACTGTGAGGGGCCTAGAGGCAAGCCTGGACGTACGCCTGGTGGACGGGAGATTCCTGGACGACTGCGGAGACCTGGACGCAATCGCCATTGGCAAGCCGAAAGCCGACCGGGGCGAACCTGAGCCCGCCGTGGACCTTTCAGACGACGACTGGCGCGTCGGAAAGGCCGAGTCGATGCTGGAGGCCGCCGCCGCCCGGCTTGAGGACACACTGGTCGAACGCAATGAAGCCCTCTGCCGGGAGGCTTATATGGCCGGTGGGCTCCTGGCTAACAGCCTAGTGTCGCGCGAACAGGTGATGGAAGCCCTTATCCCGGCAATGGCCGCAAATGGCTATCTCGATGACCATGCAGGAGGCGACACGTTAGAGATCGAACGGATCATTGACGCGCAACTCAAGGCCGGTGCCCTCCACCCCTTCGACCCCTGCGCCGACGAGTTCGACGATTTGCCTGACGAGGACCCGGAGATCGCCGACCTATTGGACACCACGCCAGAGGAACCGCGCAAAACAGACTCCGTTCTGACGTTCCTATCCCCGGCAGACTGCGCCCTTGCGAATCCACGCCCCTACATCGTCAAAGGGCTGATCGCAGAGCGCGACGTGGCCTGCATCGTGGGTGCGCCCGGCGTCGGCAAATCGGTCCTTGCCCCAGCCCTCGCCTATGCCGTCGCGCAAGGCCGGGAGGCGCATGGGCGTCGGACCCAGCCGGGTCGGGTCTTTTATGTCGCGGCGGAGGATGAGTACGGTATGCGAGGCCGCGTGACCGCGCTCAAGAATGAGCATGGCGACGCTGACACCTTCACTCTTGTCGGAGGCGTGACCGATCTCCTATCCGAGGACATAAAGGGCAAGGGCAGCCGCCATTTCCAGGCACTCCGAAAAGCGGTCAAAGAACAACGACCCGCGCTGATCGTGATCGACACTTTGGCGCTGGCGTTCCCTGGTCTTGAGGAGAACAGCGCCGAGGGCATGGGCCGCGTGGTCGCTGTTACGCGGGCTCTGACCAAATGGGGAGCCGCCGTGATCCTGGTACACCACGATACCAAGGACGGGCAGCAAGGGCTACCACGTGGCCACAGCCTGCTAAATGGCGCGCTCGATCTGTCGATCCACTTGACCAAAGCGCAAGACGGCATTGTCAGAGGCCGCCTTACCAAGAATCGAAACGGGGCTTGTGATGTGGACCTGGCTTTCCGTATTCACGGCGAAGAGATCGGCATAGACGAGGATGGCGACGCGGTAACGGCGGCAATCTGCGAAGAGGTGGACGGCAGTACGTCCACAGATGCAGACAGGCTGAAACCGACCGAACGGGCTGCCTTGGCTTCGATCATGGAAACGGCGGGCGACGCGGACTCCATCGACGAAAAGCTATGGCGAACCATCGCCCAGGATGACGTCCGTATCAGCGCGGCTGAGAAACCCGATAGCCGACGACGAGTCGTAGCGGAGGCACTGCGCGGACTCGCACGTCGAGACGTGGTGCAAGTTCGAGACGGGCAAATCCACGTGGGCATTTCGGGCTACGATCTCGACTTCGACGACCTAGACGATGGGGATACCGATGGCACGGATTAACCGGATCGGATCGGATCGCGCCCGGATCAATCCGGATAATCCGACCGGGCAAAAGCAGCCGGAACCCGGATCGGATCGGATCACCCCCTTAAGGGTGATCCGTAATCCGGTCCGCTCCGATGCCCCAGAGCACTGTTTCAACGTCAGTGTGAGAACGGGCAGACATTCAACACAACGTGGAATGTTGGGTCCCTCCTGGGAATCCCGGAAGGCGGGTAGCGCAGAGCGCGGTATTCGACGCTTCACAGCAAAATTGAATCCCGGGCCGCAGGGTTCAACAAAAATGAGAAAAGAGGCAGAGCATGGAAACTGACGACCTTCTGGACATGACACCGGAAAGTGCCCCCCCTGTCGATCTGGTCACATCCGCCGAACTGGCCCCGTGGATTGGCCTGTCATCCGGCTACATCAATCAGCTTGCCCGCGACGGGGTGTTGCCGCGCATCGCTCTGCCCGGCGGCCACGGCTTCCCGCTCAAGGACTCAATCCGCGCCTATTGTGAACATACCCGCGCCGCCGCAGTCCGTCGCACGGCTGACCCGGAATTGGCCGATCACAAGAAAAGGCTGGCAGGCGAACAGGCAGACAAGATTGCTTTGCAGAATGCGCGCGCCCGTGGTGACCTTTTAGACGCGCAAACCGTCCGGGCAGAGTGGCTATCTGTCGCCGCCGATTTGCGCGCCCGGCTCTTGGCTGTTCCTGCCCGTGTTGCCGCCACCGCCGGGCTCGACCGTCCGACCGCCTCTGCACTCGACCGTGAATTGCGCCGGGCCATGTCCGACCTGGCTGAGGGCACAAACGATGACTGATCGACTTGCCACGATCCGCCGGGAAACATATGCGGCACTCCGCCCGCCCTTGCGTCTCAGCTTGCCTGACTGGATCGAACACACTGTCCGACTGCCTTCGGACGTTTCGGCGCAATCCGGGCCTATGGCACTGACGCCAGTGCAGCGCGGAATCGCCGAGGCTATGGGCGACCCGGCGATTGAGCGGGTGTCCGTCGTGAAACCCGTCCGCCTGGGCTACACGAGTCTCCTATCGGCTGTGGTGGGCTACTATTGCCAAAACGACCCGTCCCCGATCTTGAGCGTTCACCCAACAGAGTCGGATTGCCGGGGTTGGATGGTGGACGATGTCGAGCCAATTTTTGCAGCAAGCCCCGATCTGCGTGGAATCCTATCGGTTGAAGCCGACCCGAACGGGCGCTCGACCCTAATGTCTCGACGCTTCCCCGGCGGGTCGCTCAAGATCGTTTCAGCCAAAGCCCCTCGCAACCTCAGACGCCACAACGCACGGGTTCTCCTATTGGACGAAATCGACGCGATGGAATCTGGCAATGAGGGCTCGCCGATCACATTGGCAGAACGGCGCACTATCTCATTTCCCGACCGTAAGATCGTGGCGGGCTCTACGCCGACCTGGGAGGATACGTCTCACATTCTCCGCCTATATCGCCAGTCGGACCAGAGAATTTATGAAATATGCTGCCCCGACTGCGGCGGCTTTCACGCGCCGACCTGGGCTGACATTCAATGGCCAGAGGGCAAACCTGAGGAAGCCGCCTATGTCTGCCCGGACTGCGGCGTCATCCAACCGGAGTCGCGGAAAGCCGAAATGGTTCAGAATGGCCGTTGGCGGATCACGCGCCCCGAGGTGAAAGCACACGCGGGATTCCGGACCAACGTTCTAGTTTCAACACTACCCGCCGCCTCTTGGGGCAATATCGCGCGGGAGTTCTTGGTAGCCAAGGATCACCCTGACCTTTTGCAGTCCTGGACCAACACACTGATGGCAGAGGGCTGGAGACATGCAGGCGACGAACTGGACGACGCTGCCCTCGCCAACCGACGGGAATCTTTCAGCCTCGACGCGCTGCCCCAGGAAACGCTCCTCCTCACCTGTGGCGTCGATGTGCAGCATGACCGCCTGGAGGCCGTGACGCTCGCTCACGGGCGCTCAGAGACGTTCGTAGTGGATCAGCGCGTGTTCTGGGGGCCGGTGAATGACTCGGACGTTCCCTGGGCCGAATTGGACGCTTTCCTTGCCGCTCACTACGTCCACCCGGCAGGGGGCTTGATCCGACTCGACGCAACGGCGGTGGATGCCTCTGACGGGCAAACTATGGACCGCGTACTGGCGTTCTGTCATGCCCGCACCTCGCGCCGCATCGTGGCCGTAAAAGGGGCTGACGGGAACCGCCCGGCAATCAAGGCGAGCGCAACAAAAGGGCAACGGCTCTTTATCGTCGGCGTGGACAGCCTCAAGGCGCAACTTACTGCCCGGCTGACCCGAGGAACGAGCGTACGATTCTCCGACACGTTGGAAGCCCGGTTCTTTGAGGAACTGGCCAGCGAAAGACGAGTCGTGAAGTACAAGCGCGGGGCTCCAGCCGCCGCTTGGGAACGGATTCCGGGCCGCAAGGCTGAATCGCTCGATTGTGTGATTTATGCGCTCGCCGTGCGCAATCTGGTCGGCGTGAATCTGGATCAACGGGAGACCGAACTGGCAGACCGTCGGCCTACGAAAACGAGCGCGACGGTTGCCCGGTCGAAGTGGCTTCAAAACTAGTACAGATACTCGGAAAATATTTTTCTTTACATTCTAGAACGGCGCACTTCTGGGTTGAACTTATTGTCGTGAGGTGATGTAAATATTGAAAAATATTGTAAGGGAAGTTTAATGAGAAACGTAGCACTCGCTTTCGGCTTAACAGCTTTTTTGGTGGCTTGCGCAGAACCCACGCCAACACGTTTCGCTTTCCGACCAGATACGACAAATCAACAGAAAGTTGACAATTTTCTCGATTGCCAAGTGCAAGCAGCCAGTGCCGTACCGATTTCGACACAATTGGGAACTACGCCAACCTACACTACGCCAATTACTGTTAGCCCCACATATACGAACTGCTCTGGCTACGGCTACGGCAGAACCTGTACCACGACCGGAGGAATTGTTTCGGGCGGACAGACTTACGGCGGCCAAACCTACTCTTACGATGCCAACTCGGAACTACGCCAAAATTACACTGAGCAATGTATGAGAAAAAAAGGTTATTCGATCGTTACCTTGCCCACATGTCGTCCCGATCAAATTCCAGAAGGAATGACTGCGTCAATGGGTGATAAAATCATTAACCCAACAGCAAGTTCGTGCATAGTATCAGTCGGCAACAACGTCGGCGTGCCAGTAACTCTGAGTAACTAAGCCGCTGCCACCGCCGCCAACTGGATTGCCCGCAGTAGGGCAGTATCAGCACAAGTCATCGGCAGATCGGGAATACAGACCTGCCAATGCCCCGGCTCAAGCTGAAAAAGGCTTGCGTAATATATTCCAGATGCCACCTCTGTGGCGCAAGGAACCCATTTCCCACCCTGACCTTGGATAATCTCTCCTATACGCGCGTTCTTGGAGCCATGAGGAGTGTTCGCGACCATTTCGGACAGGTCGAACAGTTTGTTTATTTCGTAATTCATTGAGATTCCCTTCATGCCCCAAGCATCGATAATCGTATCTTATCATGTGGAAATAAATGAATTTAATGGTTGATCCGTCACCTATTGGGTGAAAGTTGGGATCGTGTAATCCGGTTGACCGTTAAAAGTGAGTGACGGTCAGTTTCGGGCGCGGATGGTCCGGAATCCATTTTCGCCAGAGCCGGTCAATCTCTGCCTCGGTTGCCGCTGATTCCGCGTCGGTCACATGGCTGTCACCATGGGCCTTGCGCAATTGCCGCAGATACTTCGCAATCTCTGATTCAAAACCGCGCCGCCGGTCCCGGCGATTCCGGGTAAATTTTCGGGCTGAGCCCTTGCGTCCGCCCGATGTGGTGACTCCGGCACCAGGCAATCTTGGTTGTGTCATCGGTTCGCTCCTTTTTGAATGTTGGTCCTGGCGGCGCGCGGAAAGGATAAAACGCGCCGCCAGGGAGTCCCCGCCAGAGGAGAGGGCTATGGCAAAGCCCTGGAGGAATCATTATCAACTTGCGAATTGTTGCGCAAGTAACTTGCGGAGTTTTTCGCAAGATGCTAATGATTGTTTTGAAAGACAACAGGAGACGAACATGCAGGTGACTCTGAAAGACATAGCTGATGCCATTTGCGCGGTGGACCGATTGGACAAGAAAGAGTGCAAAAAAGTCTATGAGCGCGCTCGGATGCTCCGGGATAAAGGTTTGATAAAGACCTATGTGACGAGTTCCCAAGGCCGTGCAACGGCCTTCAACGAGGCGGACGTGGCTGCCGCTGTTACGGCGATTTACGCTAACCTTAGTGGCGCAAGCTGGGGGTTGATCGGCGCGATTCTCACGGACCTTCGGGCAATCGAAAACACAAGAGGTCGTCCTGAGTTTGAAACCCATATTCAGGCAATCAAGACCGGTCAGCCAATTTGGGCGAGAGTCGATGTGATTGCAGACCCCGAGTTCGCTGAGATCGGATTTGCGGGTTGGGTCGAGGCAAAAATGGGCAGCTTGGATGTGATCGGGGTGACAGATCATCCCAACTCGACTCATAGTGGAACCCGACAAGTGGTGCTTTGGCCGGTCACGCTGAGAGTGAAACCCATTCTCGACTTTTTGACAAAACAGAAAGCTTAATTCATGAGCTTTCTGGATCGTCTATTCCCATCGCGCCAATTTCGCCGGGTCGAACAGCTAGTTCGCAGCTTCGACGCTGCCACAGGGGGACGCCGTAGCTTTGGCTTTCGTTCTGCCGGTCCCGTTGGCGCGGAGACCATCGCCGCTGCTGCCCCTATCAGGGCTCGCGCTCGCCACGCTTTCCAGAATAATGGCTATCTACGGAACGCCGTCGGCGCGTGGGTGGCTGAAACAGTCGGCGCGGGTATCGAAGCGAATAGCGCGCACCCCGAATCCGATCTCCGCCGAGCGATCGACAGCCAGTTTCTGGACCGCGCCCGGGATATTGATGCAGAAGGGCGGACCGATCTGCGCGGGCTCACGGCACAGATCGTAGAATTGACAGCCGTAGACGGGGAAGCCTTCGCAATGATCGAGGAGGATTCCCAAGGCGTCCGCCTACGCCTTATCCCGGCGGAAATGGTAGACGAGTCGATCACACGTGACCTAGGCAACGGTGGTTACATTGCCGCTGGAGTCGAGTTCGACTCAATGGGCCGCCGTGCTGCATACCATGTTCAGCCGCACCGCCCAACGGAACTGTTCCCAACGGCGGGTGAAGCTATCCGCATCCCCGCGTCTGATATGCTGCACATCTTCAAACCATTGGGGCCGGGCCAAGTTCGGGGCGTGTCATGGCTTGCCCCCATACTCCTGACCGCCAATGAGTTCGATCAACTGATGGACGCGCTGCTAGTCGGCGCGAAGGTCTCTGCCATGCACGCGGGTTTCGTGGTCGATCAGAACAACATCTCCGGCGGCGGAGCCTTCCCGGAGTCCGATGGCCTGGCCGATATTAGCCTTGAGCCCGGCGTGGTCCGAATCCTTCCCGCCGGGACAGACATAAAATTCAACAGCCCGACCGAGGCCAAGGACTCGATCGCGTTCGCCAAGCTGACCTTGGGCCAGATCGCAGCGGGACTGGGCGTTCCACAGCATCTTTTGGATGGGGACCTTTCCGGGGCAAACTACTCCTCACTGCGCGCTGGGCTTTTGCCTTTCCGCGCCAAGGTCGAACAGTTCACATATCACACCGTTGTGCCGCAATTTCTGGACCCGGTATTCCGGCGGGTCATCACCCGTGATTACCTTGCCGGGCTTCTGGACACACCCGATCTGGAACCCGCGCTCAAGGTCGAATGGCTCGCGCCTCGCCCGATGCAGGTAGACCCTGCGAAGGACGTTAAAGCGCTCAAGGAAATGCTGTCTGCCGGTCTGATCTCGCGCCGCCAGGCCGTCGCAAGCTTGGGCTGGAATATCGCCGATCTTGACGAGGAAATTGCCGCAGATCGCGTCAGGGAGACCGAACTTGGCCTGACCTTCACTGACAAGGAGTCCGCACAATGAACGTGCAAGCCCCCCGCGCCCGTTACACCGGCAAATCTTACGGCCCTGTCGCGCCGCTGTTCGACGACACCGAAGCCAACCTGATCAAGCCCGAATGGCACTCTGCCGAACATGCGGTCAGATCGCTCAAGATCGCCCCGTCAACTTGGGACCCGGAAGCTATGACTGTGGAGGTCATCGCCGCTACAGAGACCCCGGTAGCCCGGCGCGACGCCCAAGGCGCTTTTGCCGAACGGCTGACCATGGACACGCTCGATATCAAACGCGCGGTCGATTTGCCCGTCTATGACTCACACCGGGGAGGCTCGACCCGCGACGTGGTCGGGATCGTGCAAAGCCTGCGCGTGGAAAATGACCGCCTGGTCGCCACGCTCCGCCTGTCCTCCGCCGACGATGCAACCCCCGTGGTGCAGCGCGTTGCCGAGGGCACCGTGACCGGCGTTTCGGTCGGTTACACCGTGATCGGCTGGCAGGAGACTCGAGACGGCGCGCTCCGCGTCAAATCGCCCAACAAGTGGACGCTGAAAGAAATCAGCCTCACCCCGAATCCTGCGGACCCCAATAGCCGGGTCCGCACCGAAATAGCCCTCGACGGACCAGCCCGGTCGAGCGGTATCCTTCACAACCGGGCTGCATTGAAAGGTGAAAAGATGACCGACACCACGACCCTTGCGCCGGAGGATGCCGAGCGCACCCGCCGCGTGGAAATCCGCACCCTTGTCCGCTCCGCCGGGCTTGGTGCTGAAATTGCCGACGATCTGATCGACCAGGAGGCAACGGTGGACACCGCCAAAGCCGCCGTGTTCGATCACATGCAAACCCGCACCGCCCCGGTGATCCGTACTACGGCACCTGCTAACGATGACCCTCAGGTGATCGTGCGTCGTCAGTCTGACGCCGTGGCAACGCGCATGGCCGGGGGGGAATGCCCCGATGACTCGCGCCAGTATCTTGGCGACTCCATGCTGGACATGGCCCGCTCCGCCCTTTCGCGCGCCGGTATCTCGCACCGTGGCATTAGCGCCGATGAGACGTTCCAACGGGCCGCACATGGTACGTCGGACTTCCCCCTGGTGGTCAGTAACGCTATGGGCAAGGTCGCTTTGCAATCCTATCAGGCAGCATCCTCGCCGCTGAAATCGCTTTGCCGCCAACGGACTCTTTCCAACTTCAAAACATCCACGTCGATCCGCTTGGGTGAAATGGGCCGCCTTGAAGAGATCGACGAACACGGCGAGATCACCCACACCTCCCGCGCTGAGAATGGCGAGACCATGAGCCTCAAGACCTACGCGCGTGGCCTGACCGTTTCCCGGCAACTCCTGATCGACGACGACCTTAACCTCCTGGGCGATACGACCGCCGCCTTTGGCGAGGCCGCCGCGCAGACTGAGGCCGATATTCTGGTCGATCTGCTGACATCGAATCCGAACCTTTCGGACGGAACCGCTGTTTTCGACGCCTCACGTGGCAACCTCGCCGGGGCCGGGGCTGATCCTTCGATCACGACCCTGGACGCGGCCCGGAAGGCTATGCGGGGCTTCACGGGCTTGGACGGCAAGTCGCTTATCAACGTCATGCCCAAGTATCTTCTGGTTGGACCGGAACTCGAAACCCAGGCTGAGGCGCTCCTGGCGTCGATCTATGCCGCAACCATCGGAGATGTGAATCCGTTCGCTTCCAAGCTGACGCTCCTGGTCGAACCCCGGATCGCCGATGATCGTTGGTTCATTTTCGCCGACCCGGCGCGCCTGGCAGCCATGCAGTTCGCCTATCTGTCCTCCGCTCAAGGTGTGCAGATTCAGCGCACGGAAGCCTGGGACACGCTGGGACTCAAGTTCCGCGCGTTCCTGGATTTTGGCGCGGGTTGGCTCGACTGGCGCGGCGCGTATCTGAACAACGGCGCGTCATAATGGCCACCACGGTTGAACAGCTTGCAGAGGCGCGGGCAGCCTATCACCGACTTCTGATCGGCGAGGCCGCCTTGGTCTACGTCGATCAGAACGGCGAGCGGATCGAATACACTCGCGCCTCTGCGCCACGGCTGGCAGCCTATATCGTCGATCTCGAACGGCAGATCGCCGGGCAATCCCGCCCGGCGGTCATCACTTTCAAAACCTCGAAAGGGACGTGAAATGAAAAACTTTGTGCAAAAGGGCGAGGCGATCACCGTAGCCGCACCCGCCGCCGTATCCTCTGGTGACGGAATCCTGGTCGGTGACCTGTTTGGCGTGGCCAATGGCAGCGCGGCTATCGGTGCCGACGTGACGATCTCCACCGTGGGTGTCTATGACCTCCCCAAGACCTCGACCGATGCCATGACCGTCGGCGCGGCGGTTTATTGGGATGACACCCAAGGCGAAGTGACCGTAACCGCCACAGACAACACGCTGATCGGCCACGCGGTCAAAGCGGCGGGCAACCCGTCTGCCACTGTCCGCGTTCGCCTGTCGGTATAAGACCCGTGAACCACCTCCGCCCGCCTCAGCATGAATTTTGCCCACCGCCTTGTCGGCGTGGGCTGAGCCGTTCTGAGGCGGCGGAATACATCGGGATTGGCACCACGAAATTCGACGGTCTGGTGCAAGACGGGCGTATGCCAAAACCAAAGCGCATTGATGGCCGTACTGTCTGGGACAGAGTGGCAATCGACCGCGCATTTGACCAATTGGACGCGCCAGACCAAGCTGACGCGAATCCGTGGGACTGATCGACAATGAAGATGCGCCTAAAATATGTAGTGGAAGACACTGACAGGCACGGCAATGTGCGACTGTATTACCGCCGCCCGGGGCAGCCTAAAGTGCGGCTACGCGGCCCGAGTGGCTCACCTGAATTTTTGGCAGACTACAAAAAGGCTGCGGCTGGCCCGCCCAAAGCGAATCCCTCCAAAGTTCTGAAAATTGGGCAACTCAAGAAGGGCAGCGTCAAATGGTTGTGTGCTCAATACTATCAGTCGCCCATGTATCGCCAACTGGACCCCTCTACACAGAAAACACGTCGATCCATTCTGGAAGCTTTTTGCCTGAACAAGGATGACGGCGACAAGCCATATGACAAAATTGAACCCCGGCACTTGCGGATTCGCCGGGATGCCAAGATGGGCACTCCCGCCGCTGCCAACACGATGATCAAGGTATTGCGCCAAGTGTTCAAATACGCCGTTCGGTATGACTTGCTGAGTCATAATCCGGCGGAACAGGTTGAGTATCTCAAAACAAACTCAGACGGCTACCATTCGTGGACGTTGGCTGAGATTGAGAAATATGAACAGACCCATGCGGTCGGAACAACGGCTCGCCTTGCGTTGGCTTTGGCTCTCTACACCGGGCAGCGGCGCTCCGACTTAGTGCAGTTTGGTCGCCAGCATGTCCAAAATTATGGTGGGGTGGGGTGGTTAGTGTTCACCCAACATAAAGGGCGCAATCAACACCCCGTTCGGCTAGAAATTCCGATGATCCATGAATTGGAAAAGATCATTTCAGCGACCGAAACGGGCGATTTGACTTTCATGGTAAACGGCTACGGCAAGCCCTTTACCTCTGCCGGTTTCGGGAACAGATTCCGGGCTTGGTGTGACAAGGCGGGCTTGACTCATTGTTCTGTCCACGGGCTCCGCAAAGCCGCCGCAAAACGCCTGGCCGAGATGGGCTGTACTGAGTTTGAGATCATGGCGATCACCGGTCACCAAACCTCGAAAGAGGTGACTCGCTACACTAAGGGCGCGTCTCAGCGGACCCGTGCGGAAAGTGCATTACAAAAGATGACGGGTGAACAGAAAGAGGACAAAAGTGTCCCACTTCTAAGTGCGGTGTCAGGGAGTGGGACGATTTCCACCCCTAAGCATCTGATTCAAAAGGAGGAAAAAATGAAGTGGCAGCCCGTAGGGGAATCGAACCCCTCTTTCCAGGTTGAAAACCTGGCGTCCTAACCGATAGACGAACGGGCCAGCGTTGGCGTGTCGCGGTACTAGGCAAAACCGGCGGGCTGCGCAAGGGGGATTTTGTAAAAACTTCGCCTTGGCCAAAGAAAATTCGGCTGGCTTGTGATGCCGGCTACGCGCGGGCGGATTTCAGGGGACAAGAGCGGCCGGGGCGGCGTCTTCGAGGCGCAATTGCACCGACTGTCGGCCATTCCAGGTGTTGATCTCAAGCCGCCCGGCGAGATGAAAGCGCGCGCCGCCATGGGCCATCAGGGCAGGGCCCAGAGGGCCGTCGAAGGCGCCAAAGGCAATCGCATCGAGGCTGGCCCCCATGCCATCGCCAAAGCGCAATTTCAGATGGCTGTCGCCGACCTGTTTGGCAAAAGTGATCTGACAGTCGGGAAAGACATAGCGTGGCCCCGGCGCGCCTGCGCCAAACGGGCCGGCGGCGTCGATCTGGGTGACCAGGTCGAGTGTCGCGGCGCCGGGCATAAGTACCCCGTCAAGCCTGAGATCTGCGGGCCCAAAACTGCCCGCGCCCTGCTTTTCCAACAGTTCGGACAGGCGCGCCATTGCCGGTTCAAGCTTGTCGCGCGCCACGCTCAGACCGGCAGCCATCTTGTGCCCCCCGCCCTTGATCAACAGCCCCTCGGTGGCGAGCCGCTGAATGGCGGCGCCAAGATCAATGCCCGCGACTGAGCGCCCCGAGCCTTTGCCCTCATCGCCATCAAGACCGATCACGATGGCGGGGCGGTTGGCGGCCTCTTTCAGGCGGCTGGCGACAATGCCGACAACGCCGGGATGCCAGCCTTTGCCCGCGGCCCAGACCAGCGGCGCATCAAAGCCGCGTGTTTCGGCCTGTTGCATGGCGGCGGCGCGCACCTCTGCTTCGACGTCGCGGCGTTCTGTGTTGAGCTGATCAAGGCGTTCGGCCATTGCGCGCGCCTCGACCGGGTTATCACAGGCCAGAAGCCGCGCGCCAAGATCGGCGCGCCCGATCCGCCCGCCGGCATTCACCCTTGGCCCAAGAAGGAACCCAAGGTGATAGGCGTTGGGCGTGGCATCCATTCGCGCCACATCGGCCAGGGCCACAAGGCCGGCCCGTTCGCGCCGTGCCATGATCCGAAGACCTTGGCGGACAAAGGCGCGGTTGACGCCAATCAGCGGCGCCACATCGGCCACCGTGGCCAAAGCCACCAGATCGAGACACCCCATAAGATCCGGCCCGCTTTTTCCCGCCTCGCGCAATTGGCGCCCGGCTTCGACCAGCATCAGGAACACGACGCCGGCGGCACAAAGATGCGCCAGATCGCCGCTTTCGTCCTGTCGGTTGGGGTTTACCACCGCCAAGGCGTCGGGCAGGGTTTCGCCGCCAAGATGGTGGTCAAGGATGACCACATCGGCGCCCTTTGCGGCGGCCACTGGCGCGTGGCTGAGGGTGCCGCAATCAACGCAGATGATCAGGTCATGACTCGCCGCAAGATCGGCCATGGCGGGCTCGTTGGGCCCATAGCCTTCGTCGATGCGATCGGGGATATAAAGCGTCGGGGCGGGCTGCTCCATCTGGCGCAGCCAGTCGATCAACAGCGCCGCCGAAGACCCGCCATCGACATCATAGTCGGCAAAGATCGCGATTTTCTGACGCTTCTCAACGGCCAGCAGAAACCGTTCGGCGGCCCTTTGCATATCCCGCAGGCTGCGTGGGTCGGGCAAGAGATCGCGCAACGCAGGCGTGAGATAGGCCTCGGCCGCCTCTGCCGCGACCCCAAGCCGCGCCAGCGTCTGACAGAGCGGGCGGGGCAGGGACGTGGCCTGCGCCATCGCTTCGGCCTGGCGGTCACGCTCAATGCCGGGTCCGCACCATCGCCGACCGCTGATCGACGTCGCGACACCAAGAAACCCGGTCAT